AGAGAATACTCTCAAGGGTAATCTAGGTGGTGCTTGGGATATTAAGCATGGCTATGCTGATGCATATACTGATCTAGGAATATCTCGTAGATTCGGTGGCTCTGCAGCTGCTTACTCATTACGAGATGTTGGTGCGATGAATGGTAGAGTTGTAAAAGTTCGTAGAGATGTAGGAGAAACATCAGACCCAGAAGAAGATTTTTCAGCAAGCCAAATACAAAGCGGTGCATTAGAAGATTGGGTAAATGGTAAACTAGAGAATACACTACCAGCAGATGTAGCAACAGCCGCAGCTGCTTATAGTCTTCGTAAAGTATCATCTAATTCTAATGTTTACACTGGTGATTATAGTAGTGGTGTAGATGGTATTCAAAGTCCAGCTGCTAATAGTGCTGTTACTGTTACTGGTAATATTAATGGAATATCAGATGGTAGTACACCTAAGGATAATGTTCTTAAAATAGAAAATAATGCTACTGTATGTCCACAATTACAATTAGTTAGGGATAATTATCAATTAACAAGAAATGGTCAAGTAACATTTACTTACTATGTTCCTAGTGGTCATCCTATTATTGGGAAGTTTTGGCAGATTGGTTCTCACGATGCTGGAGCAAATGCTGGTTCTAGAGGTGCTAGAATAAGAACAAACATAGGGGTTCAAATAGTAGGAGGAACTTGGACAGAGGTTACTTTAAGTTATGGTTCTCAGTATGGTGGAACTGATAAATTTACTGATGCTTTCGGAGCAGAATTTATAACTATTACCAATGAGGCAGAACCAAATGTTTTACCATTTGTTGAAGCAACTGCTGACGATGGAGACATATATTATATTTCAGCTATATCTGTAAGTGCTACACCATTGTTTCCTCTTCGTATTCGTAGAAGCTCAGATAACATTGAGGTAAATGTAGCTTTTGATTCAGATGATAAAATAAGTAATAGTTCTCTTGTAGAGAATGAAACAGAACAAGGTGGCGAAAGTGGAAGAACAACTGCTACTGACCTTAATGGATTTTTAAATGAAGTCCTAACATTAGGAACAGCAGTTAATGGTACTGGCTCTTTTAACCATTACACTTTAACTAATGTTTCTAGTACTGGGTTTTCTGCTGACAATAGTTCTGGAGGAGGAATTGGTTCAGCTGGATTTCCTTATTCTTTTGCTACTGGTGATGTAATTGTATTAAAGTATACAGTAAGTAACTTTAATAACACATCTGGCAGTTTAAGTCCACAACTTAGAGGAGTATTAAGTGTTAATAGTGTAACAAGTAAAACCTCTGGTGGTACTATAGTTACGGCTAATGGAACATATACGGATACAATGACAGCTACTGCTGATGGAACACATCTTATGTTTGCAGACAGTCATTTTGGTTCATACACAATTAGCGACTTTCAAGTAGTATCTCATACTCACCAAGCCTTTGTCCACACTTGGTACGACCAAACTGGGTCAAACAATGCAGTTCAAGAGACTGCTGCTAACCAACCAAAGATTGCAGAGAGTGGAGCATTGCTTGCTGATGGTATAGACTTTGATGGTAGTAATGATAATTTATTATTAGGTGACATTTGTGATAACATTAATAATTTTAGTGCCTTTATGTTTGCTAAGTCAGATGGAACAACTGGAGCAACTCAAATTTGTTGGTCTCAAGGTGCAAGTGGTGATTCAAATATTTTTTATCAAGGAAGAAATGATTCCAATGTATTATTTGGATATGCGGCTGCTGCTAATAATACTACAAGCACAGTTAGTCAGTTTCAAAATGGATTTTTATTTACATCAATAGCTGGTTCATCAACTGCTAAATCTTTTGGCAATGCACTTGAAAGTGCATCAGTTAGTTCTTCTAGTAGTAATCCAAGTTCTGGTACTAATACGATTGGCTCGCACTTTAGTGCTAATTACTTTGATGGAACTATTAAAGAACTTATTTTATTTACATCAGACCAAACAGCCAATCGTTTTAAGATTGAGTCCAACAACAATAACTATTATAGTTTGTACAATGATGAGTTGAATTTTACAAGTGTAGTATCTCCCGGAACTGTAACATCTACAATAACCAAATCTGATGGAACAACTGAAAGTGCCACCACAAGCCAAACTGTAACCACTAATTCTAAGAACAGTATTAAATACAGTTATAATCCAGATGATGATGAAAATGTATTCACTAGATATATGCTTGATTCGGGTAGTGATTTCATCGGATTAGCTCAAGGTGATACAGTACAAGTATCTCTATTTGTTGAAGAAGCTCCTTCCGATTCAGATTTTAGATTAAAACTATCAATAAACGATAATTATACTGCACTAACTGATGATGCAGATATTTCAGCTGTTGGTTTTCATAGTGTAACTTTAACTAGAAATAGTACAAGTGGAACAGAAGACAACTTAATGTTTAAAACTTTAGGTCTTGATGCTGATATAACTATTAGTGTTAAAGATATTAAGGCATCTCGCATAGCTCGTAATGGTTTTGTAGAAACTTGGTACGACCAAAGTAGTAATGGTAGAGATATGATTCAAGCAACTGCTACTGAGCAACCATACATTGTTAAAAATGGAGGATTTGCAAATGGAGTTGGTGCAGATGTAGCATCAAGTAGTTCTACTATGCAAAATTTACAAATAACATCTGATGGTAGTTCAGTTGATTTTGGAACTAATGACTGGGCAAATGGTGGAACTAAACTAGGTATTATTTATGTTGGTAAGATTTTTGATGGTCCATCAACTGGAAACCCATCGGTGCTTTGGGGTGGTGGACGAGGTGCTGGAACTTATCAAGGTGGTGGTGTTGCTTTAAATATAAAAACAAGTGGTACTCAACAATGGTCTTTGGCAAACGAAGTAGGTGGTTCAGTTAAGAGAGTTACTAAAAATTTTGGTACTGATTCATCAAATGACAAAACAAATACAGATGTTGTCTTTTCTGGCACAACAGATAACAGAACATTTACTGTAAAAGTTAATGGTGAATCAGCGGCTTCTAGTGACATAGATGCTGACTTAGATACATCTTCAACTACAGCACTTTCTTTATTTGGAGCTTATCCAGCAACTTCTTCAAGGTCAACATCTGGTCTTTGCAAAGAATGTTATATTTATAGCGGAGACAACATTTCTGAAATAGATTCAATAAGAGACGAAATAAACAATCATTACAATATTTACTAATTATGAGCGAAGAAACAATTAATTACTTAGTATACGAAACACTAGACGATGCTATTGCTAGAGCAGACACAGAGGGTGCTAGACGAGGCTATGCTTACCACAGAGTTGGTAGCGGGACTCGTTATAGAACTTACCCTCAAGAGACTGCTGATGCAAAGTATGCACTAGTTGTGGATGGATACGAACTAACAGACGATGAGACAACAGCTATAGTAACTGATGTCACATTTCCAGTAGAGGAAGAATAATAAATGGAAGCAATGACTGGCAGAGTAGCAATGGGTTCAGCGGGGTTTTTCGCTTGCCTTGGGCTACAAGAGATTAATCAAGTGGTTAGTCTTATTGTCGGGTGTGCTACACTTATATTCTTAGGACTTTCAATATATAAATTAATCAAGGAGATGAAATGAGTACAGAATTATTAGCAATGCTAGGTGGTGGTTTCTCTGGCTTTATATTTAAATTAATAGGAACTATGGTAGCTAATCAAGCTGCTGTGACAGAGGGCTTGATAAAAAAACAACAAGCTATGGATTCTAGTGCAGATGCAGCCGCAGCTAGAGTGGATTCATTCGGTGCTTGGACACGAAGGATTATTGTACTGACTGTATTGTTCGGAGTAATCATAGCACCTTTTATTTTAGCACATAGTGAAGAAGGAATCACAGTAGCTGCTGAATACAGTAAATGGTTTGGTCTATCTTCTGGTACTAGCTATCAGACCTTGCATGGGTACTTAATACTACCAGAAATTAAGACCGCAGTTATATCGATTATATCGTTTTATTTTGGATCAGCGGCAGTAAGTAAATAATTATGAAATGTTTATGTAAATGGATAACAGGAAAGCAGAACAAGAATTGCGAACTCTCAGGGATTCAATCACTCAAGTGCTTGGTGACAAGGGTTCTCAAACTGATTCCTCAGACATTAAAGAAAGTATTGGGCAAGCTCAAGAGTCTGCTCGAGAAGGGGCTAAAGCTCTTAAAAAATCTTTAATTGAAAGAATCAAAGATTTACCTGTAGTGACCCAAGTCTCACAACTTGGAGCTGCCGGGACTGTAGCTGTGTCTACTGCCGCAGTAACACAAGTGGATATAGCAAAAGATAGGACCGAGGTTTTTGTAGCAGAGGTTGCTCAAGATGTGGTAGAAGAAAGATTTGAAGTCCCAATGTTTATTGATAGCTTTGTAGACTTTTCTAGTATTAATAATTGGGGGCAAGAAGTCATTGCTGAAAAGGTTTCTGAGGCACAGGCTTTCGTAGCCGAGGCTTCCGAATTACCGCAGACTTCCACACCATCTGCTGAGATCGAGGACACCAAATCTGATACCTCCTCTTCTTCACAAGATAGTTCCTCCGATACTCCTTCTGACTCGCAAGAAAGTAACACAGAGCAAAAATCAGAAGAAATGGAATCCAAAGAAAAAGAAACATCTAAGGCAGAAGATTCAGAAGAAAGTGAACAAGCCAAACAAGAGCAAGACCAAGAACAAAAAGCTGAAGATATAGAAGAATCTCAAGAAACATCCCCTGATAGTGAGACACAGACAGAAGAAGTCAACAATGAATTACCTATAATAGAAACACCTTTTGATTCTGAAGACACGACAATAAGACAAGTATCACCACAATCATGATAGAATATATATTCAGTAACTACAAAGACGATCTAATGGCTATGGCATTTGCCTATATTGGTATAATATCAATAGTGATGATGTTCTTACCAAAGGATAATTTCATCAAAAAATTCTTTCTAAGTTTTGCATCAATCTTTACATCTTTATTCAAAAAATGAGCCACGAATCCGAATACCCCTTATTCCCTATTATTGAGCCAGAGTATCCATTGTTTCCAATAGAGCAACCTATTGAAATAGAAGAGCCAATATCTATTACTATATCTGATACTCCGTTCTTTTATGTACCAAATATGCCAGAGTTTATCAGAGAAGATTATAAGGGACTAGAGTTTGAAGGAGTACAATATAGCTGGCAAGAATTTGATTACAGATTACAAGTAGAATACGATGTTATACCAGAACCATCTTTTTATGGTTTAGCACTAGGTTTTACATTACTATTAATAACAATGATAAAAAGGAGAAAATAATTATGCCATTCGGAAAAGGAACATACGGAAGTAAAAGAGGTCGCCCATCTAAAGCTGCAAAAGCCAAAGGTAGAGCAATGATGAAAAAGAAAAAGAAAATGTAATTATGCCATTTAGTAAATACAGTCCAAAGCAAAAAAAAATAGCTAGGGTAGCAGCACCTCGTGACAAAATTACTGGTGCTGACTTCAAAGCCTTAAAGCGCAGAAAGGTTAAGTAATGCACAGAAAACTCATATCAGTAGCTAAGAAACTAGACAAAGCTAGTAAAGCTCATGCAGGTCAATCTAAGACATTGAAAAGAATGGCTAAGATGAAAAAGAAAGGATGCAAGTAATGGGTAAACTATGTCCAAGAGGTAAGGCAGCCGCCAAAAGAAAGTATAAAGTATATCCTAGTGCTTATGCCAATAGTTATGCAGTTCGTGTTTGTAAAGGACAAGTTAAAGGTCCTGATGGAAAAAAGAAAACTGCTAGTGGTTACAGTAAGAGGAGAAAGGTATGAGCCTTAGAAGATGGCATCAAGAAAAATGGGTTGATGTAAAGACTGGTAAACCTTGTGGAAGAAAGAATATTGAGAAGAGCAAGCGAGGATACCCAGCCTGTAGACCCACGAAAAGAGTTAGCTCTAAAACTCCAAAGACTCAATCAGAGATGTCTTCATCAGAGAAAGCTAGATTCAAAAGAACAAAAACAAGTAGTAAGAGAATCCCTTACTCACATAAAAGAAAATGAGAAAAGTACATAAGAGTTCAAAGGGTGGGCTTACTGCTGCAGGAAGAGCTTACTTCAAAAGAAAGACTGGTGCTAATCTCAAGCCACCAGTTACTTCTTCTAACCCTAAAGGTAAAGACAAAGCTAGAAAGAAATCTTTTTGTGCTAGAATGAGTGGTGTAAAAGGCCCTATGAAAGATAAAAAGGGTAGACCTACTAGAAAAGCTTTAGCCCTCAAGAGATGGAAATGTTAAATGCCTAGATATGATAAATATGGAGCGCAGGATGATAGAACCCTCGAAGACCTAGATGCTGGGTTTGTTGGGTTCAATAATCGTTTGCGCCCAGACCAACTTACAGCTGGTATGTTGGAGAAAAGCGAGAATGCAAGACTTGATCGTAATGGTGAATGGAATGTAAGAAATGGAACTGATATAAAATCAGTACCTATAGCAACTGGTGTTGATGCATTAGTTTTGCCTTTTACTTTAGCGGCAGACGATACAGATGCGGCAATAGCTGATCCTGATAGTAATAGTGGCAATTTAGTTATAACAAATATAACTGGAAGTTTGTATGCAAATAGTGGTACTATTAATCTATCTAATGTATCTGGTATTTCAAATCCTGATCCAAATGCAGACCAACCATATACAAAAACAGCGACAAACGAATTAACCGTAGCAGGGAGTTTTACTGGAGCTGCTGATGCATCTGTAACTGTAAAGTATCCAATATTAAATGATGATGCAGTAAATCAAATATATGGCTCATGTGTTTTTTCTGATCCTAACTCAAATGACAATGAGAGTTATATATTGATGGCTACTAATTCAAGTGTTATAGCTGTTCAAACAAGTACATTCAATACATCGAATACAAGTGTACAGACATATACACTAAACTATGATAGTAACATATCGGTATCTTCGGAGGTTGATATGATACAAGCATTCAATAAAGTGTTTATATTTAGAAAAGGAGAAGTAGCACTTGAGGTAGATTTAGCTGCAAATAATATTACAAGCAGTCCCACTATTACTAAAGTTGCAAATGGTGACTATGCAGTTAATGCCACACAAACTGCAACAGTATTTGATGCAGTCGCAGGTAAAGTAGTAGTTGGGCTAGAGGGTCATGGATACTCTGTTGGAGATTCAATTAAATGTAGTGTAGTCGGAGATAGTGGTTTGACTGCTAATTCATCTTTTATAGTAGCTGAAGTAACAAGTGCTTCTCCCGATACATTTACTTTTTTTGACAATACTGTAGTAGATGTAGCAGATTCATCAGTAGGTATTTACCCTAAATTTACAAAAGCAGTTTCACAGGGACTAGGATTTATACATATGCCTTGCCCAGAGTTTGGCATTCTACACCAAAGAAGACTTATAGTACCATATCAGTTCGACCAATCTGGTAGTTCTGGTAGCGCAACAATTACATCAAGAAAAGTATTTGATGAACTTATTGCCTCAGATATTTTAGATAGTGATACATATGACAAAATATATGCATCATTTAGATTCAATGCAGGGGCTAGTGATTTTACCGTAGGTATTGTTTCATTTACAGAAGACTCAATATTAGTATTTAACAAGAATAGTATATATAGAGTTAGTGGAACAACAAATCCCGCTAATTCTACATCTCAAATTTTGACCAATGAGATTGGTTGTTTATCTAGGAAGTCTATAGCCCAAGTTGGTAAAAATGTATTTTTCTTATCAGATAATGGTGTATATAGTTTGGAGTTCTTAGATGAATATAATCTTCGTGGTACACAAACCCCGTTATCAGAACCTATTCAATCAACTATAGATAGGATAAATCAAAATGCTGCTGATAAAGCAGTAGGAGTTTATTTTGATAATAGGTATTATTTAGCAGTTCCACTTGATGGTAATGATTTCAATAGCCACATCATCATTTATAATTTCCTAACAAGACAATGGGAGTCAGTAGACAAAATTAACTCATCAACTGACTTTGAGTATACAAACATGGTAGTAGCAGGAATAGGGTCAAAGAGAGGTGTTTATTCTACAAACATAGATGGAGGCATACACCTAATTGCTGGAGATGATTCTAATTTTTCTGGTTCAGCTTTGGAAGGAAGCGATGTTACTATTACAGCTATAAGTGGATCAAAAGAAACAACGAGTATACTAGGATTAGCGAAAACAAGAATGTACACTTATGCCGATATAGGTAGAAAGAAATTTAATGCCTTTGATATACAAGCTGAAAGCTCTGAATCAACTGCTTCTGACTTTACTATCAAATTACAGACAGAGAATATTGACCTAGACCTTACTGATAGTGGTTCATTATTAGGAAGTGCAAGCACATTTAATGGTGGTAGCACCATTCCAGCAGGTGAAGATATTGCCATTCGTGGTAGAATAGGTAATAAAAGAGCTTATGGCGCTCAAATGCAAATAGAAAATACTCTAGGTAGACCTAAAATAAAAACAATAAAAACATCAGCTACTCAAACATTTAGATCAACTAACCCAGCAATATAATGGCAAGATTCGTAACAGGTAATACATTCAGTACAGGAAACCAAGTAACAGCAAGCAGTTTAAATGATGCTGTAAACAATGCAAAAATATCTACTGACTCTATTGATTCAACATCATTTCAGATAGATACCGGGAGTAGTGGAGCAAAGATTCAACTTAAAGACAGCACAGGCACAAGTGATGGTGTAACATTTGCTAAGTTGCAACAAGCTGCCGCTAATACTGTATTAGTTAGAGATGCTAACTCAACTGGTGCAGTATCTGCAAAAGCAGTTACTGATACACAGATACTTATAGGTGACGGAACTGGCTTTACTGCCGCTGCACTTAGTGGTGATGTTACCATGACTAATGCTGGTGTAACTAGCATCAAAGATGATGTGGCATTAGGTGGTGTTCCAACTGCTGCAACTGCAAGTGAGAGTACAAATACCACACAGATAGCAACTACTGCATATGTTAAAAGTCAATTAAATGTAGGTGGATTAGGTTATGCTACTTTAACTTTATCATCTCAAACATTTAGTGCTAGTGGTGCAACTGTAGATCACGATATAACTGATAGTTTTACTATAAGTAACAATGGAATTACTGTATCACAAAGTAGTGCAGATATCGCTGTTCCATCTGGTATTTATTTAATAACATACAATATTAAAGACATTACATTTAACAATCCTACTGGTGGTTCAAGTGTTACGGGTAGGATGAAGATTGAAAGAGATGGAACTACAGTATCGACTGGTAGCTTTGAGGCTGGAGAGGGTTCGACTGTATTAGCTAATTCACTTAGTGGTGTATTTACTGGTGGAGTAAATTTTAATTTTATAGTAGGTCGCAAAAGAGGTTCAAATACTGGTTTAACTCAAGAGATGACACCAAATAACATAGAAATTGCCATTGTAAGATTAGCATAATAAAAATATCTTAAATAAATGTTAGCAAGCTACATTAGAAAATGGTTAGAAATAAATGGAACACCTAAAAAAGTAAAAGACATAGTGGGATATTGTATAAGAAAGGAAAATGGCAAAGTATTTGATGATTGGAACGAAGGGGTCATTACAACAATGGTGGCTTATCATTTAGCCAAGGACACAATATCAGTAATATATGAAGATGATGAAGTTGTGGGTGTCCACATGTGGTATAATTGTAACTATGACGATGGTTGGGACTTTATCAAAAACTGGGAACAAGACAGAGCAGATGGAGATACAGTATTCTTAGCATTTTTATTTGCAGATAATAGAGATGTTATGCAACAACTAGCTATTGATTTACTACAAAAGAATTTAGATATAGAAAATAAAAAATTAATTAGTATAAGACAAAGAAATGGTGGACCAGAAAGGGTAGAATATCCACAAAAGTTTTTAAAAAAATTAAGTAGAATATAATGGGTAAAGGAAAAACAGTTATAGAGCAACCTGATCCAATTAATGTTGGTCAGTCAATGAGAGAATACATTGAAGCTGTAAGCGATCCAGATTTGCAAGCTAAGATTATTGGTGCTGAAGCAGTAGGTAGACCACAATTTACTGCATTGGAGTTAGCTGATCAAGAAACTTCATTGTTTGGTACTGATGACCAAATGGGCTTGATTGATATGCAAGCTAGGGCAGCAGAACAATTTGCCCCAATAGAAGAAGAAGCTAAAAGAAGAGAGACTGCTTTACTTGGAGAACTTGGTGGAGATGTAACAGCTGCATTGAGAGCCGCTGACCCTACATCTACAAGACTTGCTGACTTACAAGCCCAACAAGCAGAGACATTATATGCTGAATCACAAGGTATGTTATCTCCAGAAAGGGCTAGAGAAGCAGAGCAAGCTGCTCGTATGGCAGGTGCTGCTCGTGGTAGAGTGGGTGATTCATCTACATTAGCGGGTGAATTACTTGGTAGAGAAACATCAAGAGCGCAACTAAGAGCAGAAGCAAGACAAGCAGGTGGTATGGGATTCCAACAATCAAGAGCTATTGGTGGTGACCCATCACAGTTTTTGTTTTTAAGACCCACACAAGCTACTCAAATGGGTTCACAACTTTATGGGCAAGCATTCAACCTAGCGGGTCAACAAGTTGGGCCACAGTTATATGATCCAAACATGGGAGTAAATCTTGCTATGCAACAAAGGTCACAAAATATGAATTTATTAGGCGCACAAGCACAAGCTGATGCTAGTAGTAGAGCAGGTGGTTTGAGCGCATTAGGTAGTATAGGTGGAGCATTTATTGGTGGTCCAGCAGGTTTAGCAAGTTCAATTTTTGGTTAATCATGGCATTTCAATCAGGCAGTAGAATAGACCCAAGGTTACTAGACTATAGTGGATATGCACAAGGCATGTCTAATGCAGCAGCCATACAAGCAAAATCAATGATAGAACTTGGAGAACAAGTAGGTGGTGTCATACAAGGATTTCAAAAAAATAGACAAGTCAAGAAGTTGGATGATGCATTTTTAAGAAAGCTAGAAAACAATCCAAAGATAGCTATGACTGTGTTAGGAGAATCCTACACAGATGAAGTAGGTAAAGCATTCGTTAAAGATATGAGAGAAGGTTTAGGAGAGGAGACTTACACTACTGTTGTTGGACAAGTATTGTTTGGTGATTTACTTAAAGAAAAGAAAGACCCTAAGGAAATTTCTGCAAAATCAGTACAAGGGGTGTTTGATTTTATAGATACAAATGACCAATACGACATAGAGAAAATAGATGGCAAAAACCAAGTCGTAAGAGTCATGGATGGAGAGAGATATATTGTAAAACCCGGCGATGAAATATATGGACTTGAAGGTGCATCTGAAGCAATATCAATGATATCGGGAGACCCAATGAGCCTCTATGGTAATTCAGTAAGTAAATTGGAAAGTCCTAGAAAGGTTACTATACCTGTTACAGAAACAGATGATAGAGAAATTAGTGCAGAAACAGGAGCAATACCAGTTAGAGGATTTCCAACTGGTGGCTTAGGGGGGTCTATTCCAACTGGCATGGGTATTTAATAAAATGGCTAGACCCACTCCAGAAACCATTGAGTCTTTTGCAGCAAGGGTAAGAACAAAAGACCCTAGTAAATATGCTAATGTAGATGACAATACTTTGGTCTACCAAGTATTAGACAAACATCCACAATATTTATATAGATTTGATGAATCAGTAAGACGAAGCAATGCATTTGTTGAATTATTCAAGCAAGGACTTTTGGGATTTTCTGAAACATTTGGGAAGACATACGAGCAAAGTGCTAGAACATTTGGCGATATCATCGCTAGGGAAACAATAAGCGAAGAGGAATACAATGCTTTACCTCAAAGAACAGACAGAGGTAGAAGAATTATAAGAGCGCCATACGAAGACTATGTAAAAAGAAACGAAGAAAAAAGAGAGGTACAAGAGAAGGCATTACTTCATGCTCAAGATATGGGTAATTTTTTTGACAAAACTTTACCAGAGATGTTGGATGTTGACCCTAAATTTGGACAAAGTGGATTAGGTCTTATAGCTAGTCAAGTGGCTAGGGGTCTTGGTCAGTTTGCTGGATATGGTACTGCTGGTTTTACTGTTGGTGGTGCTACAACATTAGCTACAGGTAACCCAGCATTAGGTGCTGGGGCAGGTACAAGTGCAGTCTACTATACTGCATTTATGAATAGAGCAGATGAGTTTGTTGCTGATGCAGAAAGAACCATGAAGAAGTCATTGCTTGAAATGAATCAAGATGAAAGAGACATGGTTACAAATGGTTCAATGATTCATGGTGCTATTGCAGGTGCTTTAGATGCTACTGTATTTAAATATGTAGCAGGTGCGCCTAGTTTTATAAACAAGACTCTTGGTACATTAGCTAGGGGTGGCAAAGTTTCTGAGAAGGCTGCTAAGACTGCATTTAGTGTTGCCTCAAAAAATGCACTAGGTAGAGGTGCATTAGAAGGAACACAAGAATCTATCGGAGATGGTATGGTATTAGATTTGATTGCCAAAAATCTCTATGATAGTGACAGAGAATTTATTACAGGAGAAGCTCTTAGTCGAAGAATCATGGAGTTCACAGTAGGTGGACTAACTGGTGCTATTGGTTCTACAGTAGGTGACACTACTAGAACTGCACTAGGTCAAGATATTACATTGAATAACGAAGAGAAGAAACTCTTACAAAAAGAAGGTAAGGATGTACAGATAATTATTGATTCATCAACACCTAACCTTGATTTAGGTCAATCAATCATAGACTTTGATAATAAACAAGAGGGTGAAACAACTCAGATTGAAGTATTTGATAGAGATGGTAATACCACTATTGTTGATATGACGGGATACACTACTGATCCTGATGGTAAACAAACTATTACATACAGAGACCCAAATAGCTCTGACCCTGAACAATCATTTACATTGGATGGGCTTGGTGCTTTTTATTCAAGAAACCCTAGAGCTAAAGACTTTAAATTATCTACAGTAGATAAAACAGTAGGCGAACTTACAGATTCAGAAGTAACAGATAATATACTTGGTCTACAAAAGAAGATAGAACAGGGTTCTGAGAACCAAGCAGAGATAGATGCCGCTAACCTTGACTTACAAGCATTGCTTGTTGAGCAATACAGAAGAAGCCGAAAGGAAGAAACTAAAGGAGACAAGAGAACACCGATCAAAGGCGACACTAATGCAAAGACAAAATACACCTTTAAGTATTTCTCAAAGCAAACTGGGGAGCAAGTATATGGTACAGTAGAAGCTGACTCAAGAGAACAAGCTGAGGCTGAGTTCAAGAAGTCATATAAGAATTTATATTCTTCTGATGCAGGTTATACACTTGTAGCAGATAGTGAAACAAAAGTAGATACAGATACCCAACAAGAGGAAGAAGTAGAGACCGAAGAAGAAGTAGAGACAGAAGAAGAAACAGAGACTGAAGAAGAGGTAGAGACTGAGACTGATGACAATCCATTTACTGAAGATGATCTTGATGGGCAAGTCAAACAGAAGTTCGGAGATATACCTTTAGACATTCGTGAAACTGATGAGTCAATTGAGATAGAATTTAATCCCAAAGTTCGTGATAATTTAAATGAAGATAGTCGCAAAGAACTAAGAGAGTTAATACTAAATTATGCTGACGATAAAGAAAAGAGGTTAATCTTCAAAGGTAACACTAATATAGAAACAAAGTTAGTTCCTGATAATGTTGCACTTAACTTTCTTGATTTAAATTCAGAATCAGATAAACAAAAATTTGGGTTTTTCCTAAACGAAGATCAAACATCATACGAAAGCGATGTTGGCTTCAGAAGAAAGCAACTTCTTAAAACAGATTTAGAGTTAGACCCAACCCCTGAACCAGACCCAATAACAGAGCTAGAACATTCAGGTCTTATAAGCTATCTTGAGAAAAAGTTTAAGAACATAATAGATAATAAGTTACTTAAAACAAAGGGTGGTCAAAAGTTAAGGATAGAGTACAGACCAAGAAAAGGTAAAAAAAATGTTATGGGTTTTTACAGTCCTGATGAACATAAGATTGTAATTAATTTAGATACATTGTTAGATGGAGATAGGAGAACTACATCTGCTAGAGCTGACAGATTGATGAGGCATGAGTTGCTTCATGCTATGACTAGGGTAGCACTAGAAAATAGATATGGCCCTCAAGGGTATAAATCTAAAATGGAGTCAATGTCTAAGAGACTGAGCAATAAACAGAAAAAAATATTAGACGAAGCATATGGTGGTAAAGGATATGAGTTTAAATCACCTAGGAATTTACTTAGAGGATATGAACTAACTCGTGCAGTTATGGAAGAGTTCTTCTATGGTATGACCTCTGAACAAGAGTCAAATACTAAAAGTAATTTAGATATCAAGCAAGATAAAGATGGTATCTTCAGAGAAGGAGAAGTCTTTAGAACTGCTAAATTATTTATCAAAGATGTTCAATCATATATAGCAAATATATTTGGTAAAGAAGTATTGGCTGACCCAACACTAGCGCAACTACTTCTTGATTCATCGGCATTGATGAAGGAGCTAGACCCCAAGGCTAGACCTGTAAATCAAAAACTAATAGACCAAGTTCAAGAGAGAATATCTCCTGTTACTGGTGAGCTTTACCTAAATGTAAATGATGTGATTGGAAACCCTATAGCATCACCAGCAGAAGCTATTGAGGATGCAGAGAAAACAGCAGAACAAGAAGGGGCAAGTAAAGCAGTTGGATACATAGAGAGTTTCTTAGTGCCAGTTGGTCAGCTACTAGAGAACATACACCCAGAACTAGCAAAAGCATTCAATACATTTATAAGAGATAGAAACTTTAAGATATTGCAGTTCCAACAAGTTGGAATGAATTTATCAAAGTCTCTTAATAAGGTTAAGAAAAAGAATGTAAAGGAGTATCGTAGGCTTGCGGCACTTATATCATTTAGTCCTAGAATGGATCAAGAAAAATCTAGGTATACAGAAGAAGAAGCTCAAGAGTTATTCGAGGAAAGAGATTCATTGTTAAGAAAGTATGGTATCTTAAATGATTACCTAGCAGTTCGTTCAATGCTCGACAATTTACATACTCAAGCCACAAGAGCAGGACTAAAGATGGAGTTCACAAAGAACTTCTTCCCTAGATTCGTTGATGGTAAGAAAGGACTAGAAGGATTTGCTAAGAAGTATGGCATACAAGTAAAAGATTTTAGAAGTGCTATTGCTGCTGAGAATAAAAGACGAAGAGAAAACAGGGGTACTGTATTTAATATTATAGTTGATGGCGAACAAGTGTTCTCTACTAACAATAGAAAACTAGCCAACAGGATATTCAAACAAAGGCAAGCTAGGCATGGCGAAGCTAGTGTTCAGTTTGCTGAAGATAAGGATGCACCAAAGCCATTGCCGCCACTACAACCTAATTCATTTGAGGAAGAAATATTTATACAAAAGATTATCAATCAAAGATTCCAAGGAAGGGGCAAGCCGGGGCCATTCAAGAATCGTATCATTGAGTTAATGGATGATAGTGATGTAGACTTTTATGTCACCCCCTCAGAAGCATTAGGTAGATACATAACAGAGATGGTTACAACTATTGAAACTGCTAAGTTTACTGGTGTATCACAACCAACTATAAGTAATGATGGTGGTAATGTAAGGGTACAATACAATCCTAACTCTACAGTAGGTCGTGTAGTACAAGCATTAACCAATGACCCTAGATTCCAAAATGAAGTAGATCAAGAAAAGCTATATAGCACATTCCCGCAAATTTATAATGTTTTGATGGATAGAACTGCAAGAGAAATGCCATTGTTAGTTGGTCTTAGGCAATATAGTTACTTTAATTTATTAGTAGAATTTACATCAACATTATCTCAGCTATATGATTTACCATTTATCATGTATGACAATGGGTTTTTACCTACCCTTCAATCAATGATTGGTGACAAGAGATATAAGGTTCAAGAATTTTTAGACAACGATAAGTTAGTTGAAGAAAGTTTCCAAAGCAAAGACAAAGGACTAGCATCTATTATTAGCTATGGTCTAACTGCTACTGGGTTCAAAGCATTAGATAAGATAATGAAGAACACCACAATGGATGCTAACTACAACAGATACATGAAGGCTGCGAAAGCATTCAATGGCGATGGTACACTCAAGAAACAATATGAAAACAATAAGAAGTTCAAGAAGATACAATCAGAGATTAACTTACTTCTTAGTGATGAGATAACTAATCCGGGAGAGAATGGTAGATTTTGGCGAGCTATGAAAACTCCTGCGGAACAAAGGGGCCAAGCAGAGAATGAGTTGATTGGATCAACATTAGTGCAAAAACTATTTATCAATCAACCTTTGACTGAACTTCGTATGCCTTTGATTGCTAAACAAAATCCAAATGCTCGTATGTTCTTTACCATGAAGTCATTTATGATTGTACAATTAAATACTGCTAGAAACTTAGCATTCAATAAGATTGCTAGTGGTGTACGAAATGGTGACTTTGAATTATTCAAAGAAGGTATGGGCGCATTGGTAAAACTTATGTTCTTTTTTATGCTTATGGGTATGCCTATTGATTTAGTTAAAGATGTTATATCAGGAAGACTTGGATATGTAACAGACTATATGTTTAACTCGGGTGTTCGTATGCTTGGTATCAACAAATACTTTTTATACAAAGGACAGATCGAAGGATACGGAGATGCATTTGCTGACTTCTTTATGCCAGCACCATTGTCAACTACAGTTGATGCATTCAATAGATTCTTTGATATCATGGAGAAAGATGGTAGCTTGAGCGAGAGAGTTATCGAATCAAGATTCATGACTACATTACCATTGTACGATACTATGCACTATGTAGTTCCAGAGATGAGAAAGTTTAAACAACAAAGGCAAAGAAAGTTCATGAGAAGCAGAATGAGGCAAGAAGGTACACTCTTTGGATCACCTGACCCATTCCAAAAGAACTACAATTTATTTGGATTACCCATTGAAGGTCGTAAACCAATACCAGTAACTAGAGAAATGTTAGGTATATAAAAGCCCCACTTAGAAAACTAAGTGAGGCTACACACATTGAGGGCTTAACTACGAAATATGAATAAATTCGTTGTGTTCATTACTGAGACACATTACCTCAAAATTTATTATATACTATGACTCAAGCTCCACTAGTAAAGCTTTAAGTTTTTTCTTTTCATCTTGTAGCTCTTTGCGCCTATCGCTCATGATAGCTATTCGATGAGATAAAGTTCTTGATTCTTCTCGAATCATGGTAATCCTAGTTTGTAATCGTTCTACTGTATTGTTTTTAAGTGTAACTATTTCTTCTTTCATAACTTTACTGTAATGTATTGCACACCATCGTGCCATTGTTTTATTGTTTGTCCAACTAAAAGTTGCTTTAAATGTTCGATTGTTCTAAATATTGGCGACTCTCCTTTGAAACAAAATACCACATAGAAAGAACAGTCATGTTTCCAATTTCTATCAAAGTTAATGTACTCAGCTATATCATGTATCTTAAGATTAGCAGTACCCTTAACATGACACCATATAAGTTCTCCGTCTTTCTCTACTAAGTAATCTGGTAATGATCTTATACTTGGGTGTACTTTCCAAAAATAAGATACTGGGTCTAGCTTACTATCAAATCCCACATGGTGGTACTTGAGTCCTGATTGTTCACAATATTGTTCAAACAAAATTTCTCCAGAGTCTGGACAATCTTGGCGATCTTTAAATGAGTGGCTTCCTGTAGTCATGGCTTTTGTTATTTAAAAAAATCTACCTTGGCAAGCATAAAATTTAAACTTCCCCCGGACTCCTCGTTCTCCCTCTCTATTTTTAGCTATCAAGTAATTGATGCTTATGTATGGTCCAAAGTTATCTGTGCTTTGTGCTGCCTCTGGGTTATTATCTTTGCAGTTCATTATCAATACAATATCTGCATCGTTCTCGATTGATCCACTATCTTTTAAATGATACAAGTCAGGGAACTCTGACCTAGCACCCTCACGATTTAGTTGTGATAGTAAAATGATAGCAACATTATTCTCTAAAGCTATCTGTTTTATCTTCTGTGAGATCATAGCAATCCCATCTGCCTTGCCCATACGACCTGAGTCAAAGGGTATGAGTTGTAAGTAGTCTATAATTACTAGCTTAATATCCTTATCTTTCTTGTATCTCTTAACATCTGAGGCTATTTTTCGGATGTCTTTGACTGAATGTATTGTATGGATTGGTAGGTTCTCAAGATCGCCTATTGCTTTGTTAACTTTTTTGGTATCAGAATCGGTCGCTACACCCTCTTCAATCCTATTTAAATTAACTTTGGACATAGCCCCTATCATTCGCTTTGTAAGCTGTTTCTGTGGCATCTCAAGGCTAAATATGAGGCTACTATACAGGTCTTTCTTAGCACATCGTAGCGCTATATTTAAACTAAGGGCAGATTTACCTACACTCGTGGGTGCAGCTATGGTAAACACAGTCCCTAACTCTAGCTTTATCTTCTCATCTAAGTGTGAAATGTGTGTCTTAACATAGTCGTGCTTGTATTCTCCAAGAGCTATCTTCTCGTAATCATCTTTGATTATATCCAAAGAACTTTTAATGTGAGTATTTTCTTTTTGTCTTGGCTTAAATGACTCAAGCTCCTTGTTTACTTTCTCTTCAATGGAGTCTGGCTTTGCATCTAATTCTATTCTTTCAAGAGCCAAGGAGTATTGTCTTCGCATTGCTCTGAGCTTAGACTTCTCTAACAGTATATCTATATAGTGATTAAGAGAAATCGTTGAATTAATCTTGTTTGATAATTCACATATGTAATGACCTTGGTGTTTTACTTTCTCTGCGAGGGTAACCATATCTATGGCTACTGACTCGCTCGAAAGTTCTAACATCCCATTCCATATATCTTGATTTGCTTCATCGTAAAAATCTTGTGTGCTTATCTGAGAGCTTACTTGTTCAAATACTTTGTCACTCTCTCCGATGAGGCAACATGCTAATATGGCTTGCTCTGCATCTTTACTGTGTGGGATATTGCTCAATTTTATTCTTTAGTGAGTTTAAGATTTGCCCTAGTGCTTTGATCAAAACCCTATTAGATTCTGTTTGGCCCCTTAGTGTCAATTCTTCTTGTGTGTTTATTGCAATTTGTAGTGCTTCTTTTATTTGTGGCATAGTGTCTTTCATGGTTAAAAAAACTAGGCTTGCATCCCAACAAGCCTAGTCGTGATTAGTAGATAATGGTTTAAAATAAATGCTTTTTGATTTGCTTGTCTCTCTCAAGCATACCTAAAGCCAAAAGAGAATAACCCATTAAGTCTAAGAATATATCTTCGACTTGATCATTCCCCTCGATAACCTCTAGCTTACCATCTTTTGCAAATGTCATAGCTCTCTGAAACTTGTCTTGCATCCTAATGCACAGACCAGTAAGAGGATGCACACCAAAGTCCGTTGATCTATCAAAGTTGGCGAAAGGATTTGTTGCGCTCTCACCAGTTGTATAGTCATTGTTTTTCTTTGCAGTTACATCAAGAAGTCTTTTGACTACTAACTCTCTGTACTCATCATACCAATCTTTATCATAGTAATCTGATCTGTCAGGAGTTGTAGGGCTATCTGAAGAAGGTGTCATTAGAATGGGTCTTCCTCAGTTGTTGGTTGGGTATCCTCTTTCTTGGTCAATGATAAGGATAAGAATCTCATCCCCGTCTTTGAGGTTTTCTTCCACCCCTTGATCCAATATTCAGTTCCGTCAACATCTATGTTGCCTCTGTAGTCCGGGTGTGATTCCTTTTGCTTTTTATCATTAGGAAACAAAGCACCCCCATTAGTATTATCGTATTGTTTTGTCATAATTAAATCCATTCCTCCTCTTCAGTTTCTTCGGGAGATTTTTCTGTTGTAGGCTTCTCATCAAACTTGTGAGTAGCATCAGCATCCTTGTTGTCATCACATAGGAATAGTGCATTAACTGCATATTTCCTAGCATAACTTGAGGCAGCACCAAAGGTCATAGAAATATCCATACCTTTTTTCTTGGGGTCAATCCCAGCTTGGGCTTTGGCTGCAGCTATAAGTTTATTGTTATCAGTACAATACAAAGCAACAGTAGCTTCGCAGAATAAGATTCCTCCTAATTCATGTATTTCGTCTGATATAACTAGAGTACATGAGTATTTCTCTAAAAGAGGTTTCAATGCATTGCATTGATCCTCGTGGTTTCGGTAATAATAATTACCGAACTTGTTGAATTGAGTTTTGGGAGCTTTCAACTCGCTCGATATTTTGCATAGTTTTAGTTTCATAAAAAGTTTTTAGTAATGTGCGGTAGTATTTAATTCTTTCTTTAATATTTTTACAAGACTTTATTTTATCTTTTTTAGAAAAATAAAATTGTCCCATAAGTTTTTCTTGTTGATCCTTACTACACCCCTTGAACTTAGAAATAAGTTGGTTTAATCCAACTGGATGTAGATGCCCGGACCGAGGCTTTTCTAAATAGTCTGCTATTCTTCGTAGTACATCAGGCAAATCTTTTGGGTCACCACTACAGAAAGAGTAATACTTTCTTTCAATGACACCAATAAGATTATTAGCATTGCCATCAATCACACCACGGATTTCTCCATGGCGATGATCGTGGTCAACACAAGGGTTTGCTAACTCTCTAAGGAGAATTGGGCAGACTCTTGGCTTGTGTTCATCTCTGAACTTTTTAATTTTGTTTGCGGGTATATACATTTAACAGATAGGATTTGAAGTCTCGCACCTTTTTTCGTAGAGCAATAGCCATCCTTAGTAGGCTTGCTAGTACACAAGAAAGATAGCGCTTGCTTCTCATCCCTCGCCCATTTAGTAGTCTTGCCCACATATTCTTTGGGCATGTCGTAGTGTTTATATTTGATTTCATATTTGTTCACTCAATAGTTTAGATGTTAAAGTTGCGAAGGCTTTAGCAGCTACTGCTGGGACGACCCCATTTCCAAGTAGCCTGAGTCGATCGGTTCGATTGAGCATTGAGTCCACCCTTGTGGTAAGTCCATCAGTTGCTCCACCCAATTCGGATTCAGATAACCCTTTTGTAATGACTCGTGGGGCTTCCCATTGATACTGTTCATGGTTGGGTCTGCTTGGAGATTGGGCGACCATCCATTGACTTGTTTGCCTAAAGTATAATCCCTCCCCGTTTTGTCGTTCGGACTGTCCTTGAAGTCCCTCGCAGTCGGAGTAGCCCATGACTCCTTCGCTTGTTGTGCTAAAGGTATCCCTCCCTTGCGATTCGGTCTTGTCGAATCTGTCGCACTCGCTCTCGGTGTGGACCAATTCTTCTGTTCCCTCATCACTACTTGTTCCTCCAAGCACCCCTCGTTGTACCCTCGGTTGGTCTTGGCTCTCTCTTCGAGTCTCTTCTCCATCCCTTCCTTGGTTCGTTGTACTTGTGTTGCTGTTGGTGTTTTCCATTGTGTTTGATTCTCGTGCATTGTCTCGACTGCATCTCTGAGCTTCGCTCCAAACATTTGATTGCTTTTCTTGCGAAGACTCTTGAATCCATCCTTGGTCACAATCGTCTCCACTCTTCCACCCTCTGAGTCGCTCGATCTCGGTGTTGGAAATGCCACAGATGAAGACTCTTTTTCTTTGGTGCGGCAAGCCAACTTCACTCGCTGAGAATATTCCGATTTCAACTGAGTAACCCATTTGTTCCAATGTCCTTCCGACATATTTGAGAACTGGTTCTCCCTCTGCGGTTTTGCAACTGAGTATTCCAAGTACATTTTCTGCGAGAACAATTCGAGGTTGCATGACTCTGATTCCTTCAGCAAGGTAGGGGAATAGATGTCTTTCATCTTCCACACCTCGCTTCTTGCCAGCACTTGAAAAAGGTTGGCATGGGAATCCAAATGACATGACATCAACTTTTCCACAAAACTCTTCGTATGGGAAGGTTTTAAGGTTCGTGTAAATAGGGCATGGATGAAGTCTTTCCTTTTCCATCTTGTCAACCAAGTTCGCAACTGCGAAGGCTTCGATCTCCACATAAGCGATTTCTCGCAGAGTTGGCAGAACTCTTCTGATTCCTTGTCCGATTCCCTCATAACCTGTGCAGAGTGAGAGATGATTAATTGTTTGGGTAGTATCCACATGATTCATATAATTTAGTTTTAGTTTTAGTTTAGTTACATATTTAAAAGCCAATAAAGTTTTGAAATGTGTTTCACTATTTTAATAGCTTTGTTCTGATCATCTTCTGACCATACTTTGTGATGGTGTATCTTCTTGTTTATGTCAATACAAATTGACACACATTTGGGTAAATAGTCTAAACCTCTTCTTCTAAGCATTTCACACTCAATAGCCATCTGCCATAAGTCTTTGTCGTAGAACTGCTTAGACTTTCTACATTTGTAATCACAAATAAAAATTTCATCTGACTCCTTATCTCTAAGCACTACATCAATAGTACCACAAGTCTTAATAGTACCATCAGCTATTGCTATTTCAGTACCAATTATCTCGTGGTCTTTTTCTATAACCCAATCTAAAAATGGTTGCGCATACTCATCGTACTCACTATCAAGCACTTGTCCACCGAACTTGTGTTGGTTCAGGAGCTTCTCAGCACTTGCATGTACTTTAGTCCCAAACTCAGCACTTGATATTTCTTGTCCACTTGGGCTTACAACAAATCCATAACAAAGTTGTTCAAGTTGTGGGTAATCCAAGTCCCAATATTCCTCCATTCTAGCAAACTCAACTAATTTTTTGGGCTTCCAGATGCGATCCAGAAATGGGTGTTTAATAGTTTGTCCGATAATAGTTGTTATACTTGGAAAGACATTGGGGCCAACTTTTCTAGCTTGTGATGATGTCTTGATATCCTCAAGTAAGTGAGGTTGCTTTTTGTTTTTGCAGTCATAAAAATGTGCCATAGGACTTTCTATGACACATCGAAAATGGCTTGTCAACTATCTTAATAATCAAACAACATTAGGTAGTAACTGATAATCAAGATTAAGATAACAAGTAAGATAAATATATTGTTTTTAGTCACATCTTAAAAGTTGGGTTGTATTTCTATGTCTACCATTTTAATAAAGTTGTCTTCAAAACAATCACTTGCAATCATTTCGTGAACATCATCTATGGTCTTGGCTCTGACTATGTATTTCTCTGTGACAAAGAACTCAGTCAAGGTTACCTCAACTTCGCCCTCGCCATCACAAGATTCACAAGCAATATAGTTGGGGAAAGGTGTAGAGTCCCAAGACCCTACACCACCACAATCCTCACACTCTTCTTTGATTATATGCTTAGACATCAATAGCCTCACTTTCTAGGTTGATAAGTAGATCATTAACAACTTTTTGGTAATTGTTAATGAAATATTCATCTTGATAATACTCAGTATTTCCACTCATAAAATCTTTAGCAAATTCTATGAATTCAGATTTACTCCAATCCTCAAAAGGAATTTTGAAATTAAAACTAACATTAAATATTTGAATTAATTTTTTGTAATTAGATTTGTTACTCATACTATCACCTCACTATCTTCTATAAATAGGAAGCCACCATCGTTGCCCTCCTCGTCTTGTGATACAACTATCTTAATTTGCTTTTGCCCTCTTTGTAATATAAAGGTTGGGAACTTTAAAACATATCCATCGTAGTCGTCTTCTTCCATTTTGTAAGATACAATCTGAAAGCC